AAACTTCTTTTGATTTACTTGTTTTACTACATTTATCAAATATTGTATATATTATAGCATCTAATAAAGATGATTTACCAGATGCATTTGCAGCAAATAATCCTATAACATCAGATAATTTAGAAAAGTCTACTTTATTTTTTTCTCCATATGAAAACATATTATCAAATTCAAACGATACCGGATACCATGTTACGTTTCTAACTGATTCTAAAACAGGTAGTTTAGAATTTATAGTTCTGTTAATATGTCTAATTGCATCTAATTCTTTTTTATTTGCATCTGGATGATTTTCATTTATAAAATTTGTTATTAAGTTATTTTGATGTTCTACATCTCGAACATTGCCTATTGCAATAGATCCATTTTTATTACTTTCAATATGATTTGCAGTACGCTGTATTGATACGTCTTGAACTTTATATTTTTTACGTATAGTTGCTATTAATTTTTTAATGTCAGATGCATCTGTATCAGTAAATTTAATTCTGACTCTAGGTTTAGCAGGAACCCTATGTGGAGATTTCTTAATTTTTGCGTTTTCTACTTCAAAAGTAACATATCCATAATCATTTTGTATTTCTATGAATTCTGATGTACGATCTGGAAGATCCCATACTAATATACCATGATCGAGTGCTTCTCCATGGTTTTGTTGTATTAATGATCCAGGATATCCAATAGTTTTTTCACTGTTTAAGAACTGTGCAGGTTTGTGTATATCGCCTAATAATGTTAAATCATGTCCGTCAAACAATTCAGTAGTAACATGATCATTTGAAATTTGAAATCCTATATCAGTTTTAGCATTATGTACAGCTCCGTGATGTAAAGCTATTTTATAATGAGCATTAAAGTCTTTTGCTTTAATATAGTCTTTTGGAGCAACATCTACTGCCATATGATTGAATACAACATTTGCAAAACTAAATAATCCATTTTCTTTAATAAAATGAATATTATCATTATTAATAACATCTAATATTGGAGATATTGCATCTAATCTATATAAATTATTTAAATTCATATCATGATTACCTAATATAACAATTGTAGGTATATGAAATCCATTAAAGAATTTTGTTAGCATGTTAATTAATTCTGGAGACATATCTAATTTTGAATGTACTATATCTCCTGTTAATACACAAATACTTTGATTAGTTGCATGTTGTGTAATATGTAAGAATAAATTTTCAAATACTTCTTTATATTCTTTGTGACGTTTTAATGTACGAATATGTATATCTGATATATGAAATATTTTATCAATTGATGTAATTGTTGTTTTTAATGTTTTTATTTCCATAATGAGTCTATTTCCATTTGCATCAATTCTTCAAATGAAAATTGATACGTGTCATGAATTTTTTCAGTAATTTTTTTATATCCTAATTCATTAGGATCATCTTTATCTAATTTAACTAAGTGTACTGTTATACCTTCAGTCATAAATGTTTTTGCTATATGTTTTGCATTTTTTATTGCATCTTGATCTAAACATATATAAATTTCTTTTACTCCTTCTTCGATAATTTTTATTCGAAGTTTAGGATTAATTTGTTTACCAAATAATGGAATTGCATTTCTTTTAATAGTAATTGCATCAAATGCTCCTTCACATAATGTAATAGGTTCATTCCAATTAATTAACATATCAAATCCTATAATATCTTTTGATACTTTTGGATTCTTATGTTTATATGAATCATGTTCATAAAAAGCTCTAGAAACAAAATAATTTAATTGTCCTTCTGAATCATAACTAGGAATAATAATTTTACCAGAATATGGACCTGATTCTGCATATCCTATTCTATATCTAATTATATCAAATATTGATATACCACGTTTTTTTAAATAATATATTGCATTTCTATAATCTGGTGTATTTCTATTAGTCCATAATGGTTTATAATCTTCTGGCAATTGTATTACTTCGTCTATTTGTTTTATATCATTAGAATTATTTCTATATTTGGATCGCTCAATTATTTTACCTAACTTATCAAATTTATCCTGGGATAATTTTAATTGTTTAAATAATGAGTATATAGATCTGCCTTTTTTATCAGATATCCAACAATGCCATGGATTACGACCTTCATGATCAGTATTTATATCAATTTCTAATTTAGGTTTATAATGTGATGTAAACGGAGAAAAAAATGCAACGTTATTACCTGAAGTAGATTTACTTTTACCTAATACAGATTCTAACAATTGAAGTAATTTTAGATTCTTCATATAATAATATTATAAGGAATTTTTAACAGAATTCAAAGGAACTGGAACTTTATATTATATGTTAGACACAATTAATTACATTTATCGGTCTAACGATTCATCATTTAAATAATTACATTATATTAAAAGATTTCATCTTTATATTAAATACATAAAAAAAATAATAAAAATTTTTCAAAGATCAAACCATTAACCAAAAAACTTAACTATATTTGGCTTTTCATCTACTTTACAACACTCATCTAACCATTCCGTTGGCATATCTTTTTTTGCAACATGTTTAATGCCTAATTTTAAAGCATATGCTTCATATGTTGTTTTTGATCCTTTTGATATCTTTTGATTTGGATTTTGAAATATTATTCTTAAATCTATATCAGGATTCGAAGCTAATATATTTTTCATTTTTTGTCTATCCGTACTTGTCCATCTTCCCTTAGTTTCAATATACATTGTATTACCATCTTTTTTTGTAAAAATAAAATCAGGTGTATATTTTGAATTCTTTTGTGGAACTATATATTTTAATGTTTCTGTTTCATAATTAACTGGATATTTTGCTTCTTTAATTTGATCTGCAACTTTTAATTCTAAGCCAGATCTATATCCATATTTATACGCTGCTTGGCGTTGTTTATTATTCGAATGCCAATGATTTTTCATAACTGTTTCCTTTTTTTTACCAATCGATCATTACAATATTACCATTCCAGCTCATTATGTTGTCTGGTTTAAAATCTAATGATAAATCTAAATCACCTATTCCGGTAGTTTGTACTTGTTGTTCTAATGCTCTTATAAAATTACCTAATTTTTGGTCAACATATCTGCCACCATCATTATTAAAATAATCAAATATACTAGTTTCAACTCCTTGACTTCTTGCATATTCTTTATATTTTTCATAAAATTGTGTTATTTTATGTAACATATCAGATGATAACTTACTTGCTCGTTTCATTATATACATGGTTTTATTATCAGAATAAACAACAGGTATAAATGCATTATATTCATTATACCGTCCTACTATAACATCTGCTACTGCAATTTCATCTGGTTCTGATGTTATTTTCATTAATAAATCTTCACCATTTATACTATAAACTTTTCCATTATCTCCAGAATTAAAAAATTGAAATTCTTTATTTCGTATTTTAGATAATAATCTTTCTGATTCTTGTTCAGAAATTTCTGTTAATATAGTTTTTAATTTTATCATATTTAATCAAATTCATTATCATCTACTGTACTTGCAAATTGATCTTGATCTAAATCTACACGTACTAAAAAATTCATATCAATATTATTTCTATTTTTAACTGGATTAGCTAATTTACCAATTGCTAATAATTCAGCATGTTGATTATATAATCCTATAGTTGTTAAATATGGTTCAAATGTACTAGAAGTCATATGACTTAAATATGTTTGATTATCATCTTTTAATGCTGAATAATTTGTTGTTAAATTAAAATCTCCTTGTTCTACCTTACATAACGTTGCAAATTCAAATACATTAATAGTACTTTTATAACTAGCAGAATATGCATATGACAATGTATCTTCATAACGGTAATCTGGACTAGTTACTACAAATAATCCATTATTATGAAATGCATTACCAACACGATTAGTTTGTAATAATGTACCTCCTTCTGTACGATCTGCTAATGAATTAATATGATCCTGAGTTAAAGCTTTATTATATATTCTAACTTCATCTAAATAACCATGAAAGAAATTTAGTTGTTGTAAAAAAGGATTATTTTCTTGATATGATCCAAATTTTATTGGGTCTGTATTATTTATAGCAGCTGATGATGTTTTAAAATTATTAAGTTTTTCTAAACTAAGTAATGTATTCGAAGTTATTGAATTATGTAATGAAGAGTTAATATACATCTCCATAGTACTACCAGTTTTTTGACAAACAACATGAGTCCAACTACTAGATACAAATGCTGATGATGTAATTTCATTTTTTAAAGACTCTTTACCAGAAATTGAAAAAACTAATTGATTACTTCCACTCAATTCAATTTTAAATGGATATTGTTCACTAACATTATTTTTTACTTTTCCAATTATTAATTCATTTGCTGTTGATGTATTTGATCCACTATATAAATAAAAAGAAAGTGCATAATCATGGTCTCTATCAAAATATGCATCATATTGAGTAGTTTCCATATATCCAGATCCAGAAAAATATGCAGAATATCCAATTGATTTTTTATCACCATTTGACGTAGTTACTCCATTTGTAAATATAACATTTGAAGATGTTACATATTTAGTAATTCTATTTGTATCAAAATATTCATTGAATCCTTCATAAAATATTTCATCGCCAGGAAATGAACTTGTAACAATTCCAGAATCAATAATATTCTCATATTTATCAGAATGTAAATTAAACGATCCACTATAAATAAAAGAACCAGGTTTAATTGTCAATCCCATTTGTGTTTGAGGAACACTAAATACTGATGCTGATTGGTATAATATTTTTGTAGATTTATCTAACGGAGTCATTAATCCATGATTTTTATATGCATCATTTTTATACTTATAAAATAAATGATTAATTGAATAATATATATTAAACGCATATGAATCATTGTCAGGATTTTTTCTAAAAGCTGAATCTAAATTAGAATTAAAAAAATATGCTTCATTAGTAAAAGGATTAATTTCAGGAATAGATCCAACATAATTTGCATATAATGCTAAATGATTATCAGATGTACTACCTGATCTCATTGTAAATGATTTATTAATTTGTATAGGAGTTATTTTAGTATCAGATCTGTCAACACGTTTAAATACTTGAGGATGTGTTCCGTTTTTATCTTTAATAATGTTTGGCATAATAGTAAAACCCCGCTATACTTTTATTATAAATATAACGGGGATAAAATCAATGATTAATATTCAAGTTTTACACGAACATTTAATTCTCTCTTTTTAGATTTAAGTAAAGGCTTACTTAATTTAGCAATTGCTAATAATTCTCTAGAGTCATTATATAATCCTACAGTTGTTATATATGATTTTGGATCGCCTATATAACCATCTTGTAATATATCACCTTGGTCACCAGTTACATATGAAGGATTATTTGAATAATTAAAGTCTCCATTTTTTACTCTAACAAAATAGAATGTGCTAGAAACAGTTTCTTTATTTCTTGCTTTAAATCCTTTTGAAGCTGTTACATATGATCCAGATATTGAATGATGTAATCTATAATGATTACTTCCATTTGAATTAGAACCAGTATTTGTTATAAATCCTAATTTAGTATCTAATACATCTCCATCTAATACAATAGTACTATGATCACAAAAAACACGTCCATAATAATGAGGTGCAGCTGGATTATAAACTCCATTTGCAATACTACCAGAAACAACAAAATATACATTTCCTGCATCTTCATTAGATGCTGATGCTATAGTTGAATCATCAATTAAAGTAAATGTATCAGCCGCTCCGCTAATTTCAACACTTCCAGTTGCGTCTAAAGCTTGCGAGCTAGATAAAGTACTTAATGGTATTTCAAAATTTCCTGGATCTAGTTTTTCTTTTGCTCTATTTCTTTGAAAGTTTATAACATATATAGAATCAGTACTACCAGAAGCTGGAGTTGAAAATCTAGTAACGTCTTTATTTAATAATAATTGTCTGTATTGGCTATAAATTGCTCTAGATGGAGCATCATCAATACTTCCGTTAGTTGAAGAACCACTTCCTAATGCATTACCATATGCTAAAGCATATTGAGTAGCAGATCCAGTTAGTGAAGGTAATTTTTGATTAACATTAACATAATATTGAGATTGAGCTGCAGTCATTGATTGAGTAAAATAATTTTGCAATTCAGTTAAATTATCACTCCATAACCCAGCCGTTACAGTTTCTTTAGATGCATCTATAATATCACCATTTAAATCAAATAATTGAAAAGTTTTACCACCATTCATTATAGCATTTTGATTTGTTACTTGTTGTATATAATCATCAACAGCTTGATTTTGTATAGATGTAATCGTTTCTTCTGCAATTTCTCCACCAGTAAGCGGATCTTGTATTACCGGTCGACCTTCTGGTTGAGGTTCTCTTACTCTAATAGTGTCAGGAGTTCGTAATTCTTGTGGTCTAGACATAGGTTCTTCTGATACTCTGCCTTCTTCTCTTTCTGGAGATCTTTCAACTTCTCTAGCTGACTCTCTTGTACGAGATCTACGTTCTCTTTGACTTTGGTTTGGTAATTGTTTTAAATCTATTATTTTATTCATTAGTTAACTCCTATTAACCTCTTTGCACTGTTGCTAAATTAGCTGCTTTAACAGTTATACTTACAGTTGTGCTACCACCTGTTTCATTTCCAATTAATGTAATAGTAGCTGTTTTATCTTTCGATAACTGTTTTCCAACTATTCTAAATGCACCTTTACTTAATGAAGCTATACTAGTTGCTTCAGCATTTGCAGATATACTAGGTACAGTTGGTAAAATATTACTTGTAATTTCTTGTCCTGCTGCTGGTGTAATTAAAGCAACAGATGAATCAGATAAAATTGCTGAATATCCAAATGTGGAATTTGCCATATTCATTCCAAACGTAGAAGCTTGTATAACAGCTGCTTGTCCAGTATTTAAAGTTATTGATTGTTTGTCTACTTGTACAGTAGGTATTCTTGTTGTAGTATTATTATCTAATGTTAATAATCTACTTTTCATTGCTTGAGTTTCATCAGGCAACGCTTCAGTTAATGGCATATTTTCGATAACTATACCATAATAGTCAGAACCTAATGAATGATTTGGATTCCATAAATCATAATCAATTTCATCATCTGCTAATGCAAATTGTGTTATGTTAAAAGAACCATCTCCTTTTGCTAGTAGTTCACGACCTTTATTTGTTAATATCGCATCTACAGTAACAGAAGTATTATCTAAATATCCCATTGTTATTTCCCTTTTTTTATATAAATATTACGTTGATAGAAAAATTGCTTTATTCTCTAACATCAAAATTTCCTTTTATTCCTGGTGGTTGAGTAAAAATTCTACTACCATTATTTTCAGCAATTTCAATAACTGGTTTACCATCCGGTGTATCTTTTGAGTCTACATTAAAATCTGGACTAGTTATTTTACATCCATTAAACCTATGATTAGCTATACCAGTAGGTAGAAAATCTTGTACATGTGCTTTTCTTCTTGTTATTCCAATTGATGATGAATAATTTACTTTTAAAAATTCAGATACCCTACTAGCAGTTATAAATGGCACAATAGCTTCTGATTCCCAATATGGAGTAGATCCAACAATATATGTGCTACCTGATTGAATTAAATATTTACGAGAATAAGTACTTCCCACAAATGGATTGTCTCTAGCAGTTAATATTACTCGATATGCCGCATATGATCCAGTTATAGACAACACACTATTTCTTGCAATATCAATACCACCTATTTCATCAAATTTAGATGATTCTATAAAGTCTGGATTTATTATTTCTATAGGATTTTTATCATTTTGTATATCATTCTCTTGAATTCCTTTAACAAACTCTTCGTTAATTGGTTCAATTTTATTAGCAGTTTTTTCTTCAAGTTCAACTAAAGAAGTTTTTACAGATCCGCTTAATGCTGTTTCTTTAATAACATCGATTGATGTATTTTTATCTTCTTTACTAGCAGTTACATTTATAACTTTTTCTATATCTATACTACCACTATAAGTTTGATTTAATTTTGAAATTCTAGCTAATGTAGAATCTTTACTTCTTTCAATAATAGTTGGCTGTATTAATAATCCTAATATTTTCTCTGTTCTTGCAGGTAATAATTGTTCTAATTGTTTAAAAAATGACAAATCAAATAATGAAAATATTCGTAAGAATGCATTCATATCATTTTTATCTGCATATTTTTTCCAATACTCTCTAGAAGTATTTATTAAATCTGGATATGAATATCTATCATTATTAGTTGGATCTCCTATTAAATCATCTAATAATGTAAATCCTAATTGAGCAATAATATCTTCATTGATCATTGTTTGTGGAGAATAATATACTCCTAATTTATTTGAATCTAAAGGAGCTGTGTCAAATTGATTTAAACTAGCTCTATTTTCTACACTTAATGTATTAGTTAATGTTTGTGATTCTAATCTTATTTTATTATCATCAAATGTGCCAGCGCCTAAAGAAATACCATCAAAATAATATGTTTCTTCTATAGAATCATAAGGAGTACTATTAGTCCAAGCAGGATATCCAGAGCCTGTAAATGATGCTGATATTGTTAATTTAACATCAGGTTGTACTCCAGTTAAACTAGAAGTTAATGCATGATTAATATTTTGTGTTAATGGAGTTCTAAAAACTAATTCTTGATATGCATCTACATTTCCATCATATGCAGATGGTGCCTTTGTATGATTATTAAATGGAGCATTATTTAAACTTCCTGTCCATATACGTAATTCTTGTACATGTCCTTGTAATCTACTACCTCCACTCGTTCCTCCTATTAATACAGTACCTGGATTAGAAAAACTACCTGTTGCAGATGCAGACACAGTATTAATAATTTTTCCATATTTAGATTTATTTGCTAATACTTCTACTGTATTATTAGATCCTGTTCGTAATAATGCTGTTAAATAATCTCCTTCAAACATTTCAATTTCAGCAGATGATGTTCCATTAACTTGGATTCTACCCATAGTACCTCTAGAAAATTCTAAAGTTACATTATGGCCACCTGCAGAAAATAAATTCATAGTTCCAGGTAATATTGGATTCTTTAAAACATTATCTGTTCTAAATCTTAATTCAACTGCTCCAATATTTTGATTATAATCAGTTCTAACAATTCCGGTTGTATTTTTAATTAAATCTAATGCATAATCAAAATTTAATTTTTCATATGTTGGAGGTCTATTTATTCTAGGTCCGCCATATTCTTGAATAGTTATTAATGATTGTGGTACTCCATAACAAGCTAATAATGCTTGCACACTTCTTTTTGTACCTTTAGCTTTTAATAATCCAGGAATATTATTAACAATTCGTCTCCATATATTATATGTAACTTCTCTACTAGGTACTGAAGGATCTCCTACACTATTAGATCCAGTTAAAGGAATTCCATTAACATCAGTGCCTAATGTATATTCCCATAATTCTTTTGATTGATTTCCATTAGTTAAATTCCATCCAAATTGTTTTGCTACTGAATATAATAATTCATTTGGCATACTTTTCTTAGGATGTTCATCTCTAGAATTAATTAATGTCATAGCATTAATATATGTATATAATATATCATAATGCTGACCTAACATGTTAACAAATGTAGATAATTGTTCATTATTTTCATCTAATAACATGAATTCCGGAATACTTCTTATTAATCGATTATTATTTCTAGTATCATATATAGAAGAACTAGAATATACACCAGTATACCAAGATTCAAAATTACTACTTGTTACAGAATATAATTCATATGGATATGTATTATTAGATTTTGGTGATGGTTCTATATAACTACCTGTAACAAATTCTACTATAGGCGAAGCTAATGGAATGTCATGTGTGAATATAGTTGAAGATGAATCATAATATAAATATTGTTCAAATTGATCCATTCCACCAATTAAATTTGTATATAAATTATCATAATCAGCTGCATTTGTAATAGCTGCAGACCCAGATAATAAAGCTGCAGACGCAGATTGTGCTGTATAATATTCTAATAATTCAATTTTATATTTGAAATTTTCTAATCGTTCTGTTGCCGAACTGTAAAATATAAAGTTATTGAAATCAGAAAAATCTATATTTAGTTTAACTCCACCTAAACTGCCAGAAAAATATGAATCAACAATTTGTTGGGATGTTTGCATTGATGACCCTAATAAGTCATTCCAAGATTTTAAAGATGTAGAATTAGAAGTATTTTGTTCTGCAGAAGCATACCAATTAGTTCCAGATAATACATTAAATGTGAGTGCATCTAATACTTCTTTAACAAAAACATTATCAACATATGGTAATTTATTTTCTCTAACAACCCAACACTTAAAATTTTTCTCTACTGTTTTATCAATTGGTTCATATAATTTAACAAATAAATATTTTCCTACAACAACACTATTAACAAACATTGCTGTTTTATTTCTAGAAAAGTTTAATAAATATTGCTCATTTGCATCATGCGTTAATGATGTTTGATTTACATTATTAATAAATTGATTAATTGACAATAAAAATTTTGGATTTGTTTCGTCAATTGCACGCAATCTAATTTCAGTACGATCAGGAGAAATTTCATCAATAGCTAGTAATTGTTGATTATAACTTCCAATCATATCCTCAAAGAAGTTTAAAACAATTTTATAATTTCCTGAAGTTAAATTTAAATTAGAAAATTGTTGAGATATATTAAACTTAACAGGATCTGATAATTGTATTGGATTTCCATCTTCATCAAATATAGGATTATTAAATTCTATTAAATCTACTTTATGTTTTCCTGTAATCCATGATTCTCCAGAATAAACATGAAATTCATTTGCAGAATTAATTTGTCCTAAATCTACTGTAGAATATTGAAAAGGTGTTTTTGTAAACAACGATCTATCCAACGAACTATATCGTTCGGCATTAATAGCATTTATTGCTTCTAAAATTTTGTCTTTATTTGTATATTGATTTAACATATTTTATACATCTAATAATTGATCGCGCGTACTTGGAACATTTGTTTGTTTTCCATATTTTCTTGATCTTACTGTATCACTACTAATACCAGAACCTGGATCATCAATTAATTCAATTTTCCACCAACAAGCTGATCTTAAATACCAACTCGCTCCTCCTGCTACACATTGTACCATCCATCCATCATATTCTGCTATAGCCCTAGGATCTACGATATATTGTATTTCCAGATTTGGCCACATATCTGAATTATCTCCAGTATGTCCTGTATTTGCTCTATGAGTTTCAGACGTTATATATGCTCTAACTCCAGTTGAATTTCTATATATATAATTTCCATCTGCTCCAATTTTTCCATTATCTCTCCAAGCTGTTGGCATATGACGTTTTAATCTCAAATCATATCCAACATTTCTTCTAGCTGGATCTCCATTTACATCATTTAACGTTGCAACATCAGCTTTTTGTTGATTTACTGTAATTCTAACAGTAAATTTTACTGTTCTATTAGATTCTATTAATAATTTTATAATATCTGGCGTAAATACAAACATTGGAGCATCTGCGAGTGCTGGTCCAGATAATGGTTGACTAAATGGTAATGATCTATGGCCAGACTGACCGGTTGGGTTTCCATCATCTACATTCCAAGACGACTGATATGATAAATTTATTCTTTTATATTCATTTGCTCCATAATCTCCTTCTGCTTCGGGAAGTATTTTATAAAACCCAGACACTGGGTCTGTTCCAAAATCATTAATGTTTATATTGAAATCCGGTAAAGCAAAATCAGACATATTTAATGTAGTGCTTGGAGGAAATGAAAAATATTTAAAAGCAGTATCAATATTTTTAACAACTGATCTGTTTGTGTAATTTCTTCGTAATTGTTCAAAAATTATAGAATCTTCATTATTAGCAGGAATTCCAGCATTTTGATATACTTGTATATCTTTTTCTGCTTGTTCGTTTTGAGCTACTTGTTCTGGTTGTTGAGTATTTGGATTTGCAGCCATTATTTATTTCCTATATTTAATATAACAGATCCTTTATTATCTCGTTTCATGACAGCTGATAAATTTGATTTATAAAAAATACCGTTTTTATTATATCTTCTAAAATTTCCAAATTGTGCTGCAGTAGGTTGTGGATTTATATTTGCTTTTACAACTTCTGGAAGTTTTTCTGGAGTCATTAAAATATCAGTTGGTAATTCAACATTAGCTTCTGATAATGCTGCTAATGAAGCTAAATTTGAATCATTTGCAATTTTAGATTGAATATTAGAAAAATAATCATTAGTAAAGCTATCAACTGTAGTTCCTCTAGTTGGAGGATCAGAATCCGGATTTCCAGCTGATGGTTGTTGATCAACACTTACTATATTTTCTGCAACAGTTTCTCCTGCTATTGTACCAGGAGGGGTAGTTACTTGGCTATTACCAATAAATGTTAATACAGTTTCTTGTGATATATCTGTATGTGAACTTGCTGGCCCAACTGTTACAACACCATTATTGTGCATATGCCAAACACCAGAATATGGAGTGCCATCTGGAAGAGCATAAGCTCCTTGAGTATAGCCTTCTGTTCCATCGGCATCTTCTGGGTCACTACTTTGATATCCAACCTTATCTGGAAATGATTGTTTTGGTAATAATTTTAATATGTTAATTTGATTAGTTTGAATCATATATCTATAAATATTAAACTAAAAAATTATGAAGTATTATCTTGTAACTTTAAAGAATAATTTATCGTTAATATATTCTTCTAGAAATCCATCGACTATTTTAAATTCTAATTTATAATATCTTTCTGGCATTAATCCTGTCATATCTAAATAAATAAAATTACTAGTACTATCACAACTAACTTTTGTATAAGTAGAGTCATAAGGCACTATAACTTCATCTGTAGCGGCGTCTAATACTGAGTATAACGAGCTACTAGGAATATACTTAATAGTTTGCATAGGAAATGTATTAGTAGGAGACTTCTGTGGATATTTATCTCTACCATACAGTCTAATTTTTGTTACTTCTTCATCTTTATATGACTTTTTTAATTTGGTATAAACTGCAAATGAATTAGAATCTATTGGATCTAAACTACCAGTACTGAAACTAGATTTATCAAAATACATTAATAATCTAGGAACATATATAGTATGAGTATCACGGCTAAAGAATCTAACATATCCTCCAATAGCTGCATCTGATTCATTGTCGTCAGAATATTTTAAAATAAATCCATAATTAGGAACTGTATAACCACCACTTCCGGATATCCATAATTTAACAGCATTTGTTACGTCAATATTGATATCAGTAGGTCTTACTGACGTATCATTTAAATTAGAATCATCAAACGATTGTGAATATAATGTAACACTACCACTTTGATTTGCAGATCCAGATTCATATAACCAACTACCACCTTTACCAGATCCAGATATATATAATGTACTTCCAACAGGCATATTAGTATCTTGGCTACTAGAAATCCAAGAATATGAACCAGACTTTGGTTGATTCCAAGAACATCCATCTATTATTGCTGTATCAACATTTAAAAATCCTGTGCCATTAGTCCAATCTTGTCCAACTACATTGGCATCAATTGTAAATGATGAAGGTAAATTTTTTGCATGAGTAGTATATAATTGTAACATAAATTTACAATCATTAACAGTTTTGTCATATTTTGTAAGTGCTGCAGATACATCAGACATATCAAATTTTATTAATGATCTAGATAATGAATAACTAGATGTAACAGCAACAGTTAAATGTTTTCCTACTTCGAGTATTTCATCTATACCAGTATTGTAAGTAGGTTTTGCTTCATATAATGTAGAATCATTGGATGGATATATTATTTTGAACATAATTTTAGTCTTTTTAAATAAATATTAAATTAAACACTTACTACCCTACCTTTTATATCTTTATTTAAAAATTTAATTTCAAATATTGCTGGATCTAATGGAGGATAAATAATTCCTTGTTTTGTAGCACTTTCTAAATCATATACATTTCCAGAATAATTATCAGCTGTATTAAATAGGTTTTTAAAGTCTAAATCTACAACAGATTGAACGCCATCTATATTTCCTAATATATTCATTACGTCTGACATAATAATTGGTTGATTAATCTGCCATTTGTCAATTGAAAAATACTCTTTTAATTCATTAATACAAAGTAATAAAACTTCGTTACTATTATAATTTGAGTTAACTGTTATTTCAAATTCAATTCCAATATTAACAATAAATGCATTTAATATATTAACTGCATCAGTTAATATTCTATAATAATCTAAATAATTTTTTAAATTAGTTTTAACTGCGTCATTTAATGATGTTAAATTATTATTATTATCAACCCCTAATACATATAAATTCATAGCTAATGGATTTGGAATTCTTGTTGTTTCCATTTGATTTTGTGATAATTGATCGTCTGGAACTATGTAAGCTTTTGCAACACTTCCAAATTTAGCTGGCATTGAATAACATCTAATAATATAATCATCTTTAGTAACTAATCTATTTTGAGTAGCAAAATTAGATAATGCATTATTTTTTATATCTTGCAATGTATCTGCAGATTTACCACCTCTAGCAGGAGATTCATTAGTAGTGCTTATACTAGATTTAACAAAATTAACCATGGCTGCACTAGTTGTAGCATTAGGATCATCATCAAATTCTATATTTTCAACTTTTGTTAATACAGAAGAAGCCACATTATCTGAAACACCGCCTCCTACTGTATATGTAATAGTTAATGTAGTATTTGCTGGTGCTTGTCCGTATGCTCTAGTATATAAAAAATTAGATGGATCTATATCAACATCTATAGGTCTACGAAATGCAGCAATACCATTTCCAACGTTATCTGGATTTGGAATAATTTCTTCATCATTATTATCTGATATACCTGCTCCAAATTGAATTTCCATTTTTTTATCACTTCGTAATCTAGTAATAAATCTTTTAGATGTTTTTAATAATTTTAATAAACTAGGACTAGAACTTCTATATTGAGCAAAGTCAGGATCATTTTCTAATAAGTTAGGTACATCTCTAAATATTGTATCTTGTGCTAAATATTCAACATGATACCAATTATCACCATCTGACTCTTGACATGATATAATATCAATAACATTAGTTTCATCTAAAACTATTTTATCATACTGTTTTGGCGAAGTAAATGTAAAAGTAGCAGTTTTAACATCTCCAGATACTACCTTTGCTTTTTTCTTTAATAAATAATATGTAGGCTGATTTGTTACTTCATCACTTTCGTAAACAGTAACTTCTGTTGTATTAAATGATGAGCTAAAAGTAAAATCTATAGAATCTAATGTTCTAAATTCTGCAGCTCCACCATCTTCTTTTACTTGCATTCCAGGTTTAATTGATAATGCATAAGAAAAGTCTGGAGAATTATTAACTCCACTACCAGTTGATGGAACTAATTGAAATACATTTAAATCTGTATATGCTGGTATAGCATTTTTTGATTTATATCCTAATGATCGAGCTAAATCATATATATTTTTTCTTTCAGATGCTTGTTCTAATAACGACTCTTTAAGATTATTATCTGCATAGTAACTTAAAACATCTCCTACGTATGCTGACATTTCCATAAATAACATACCGGGTGATGATTCATTAAAATCATTATAATCATTAGGAAAATATTGTTTTGTAAAATCTATTAAATTTTTACGAAATTGACCAAAGTCTTTTCCTAAATATGATACGTCTTTTGTTACCTCCATAATATTTCCTATTCTATTTTAAGTATTCCATCTTGTCCAGCAAACACCGTTATTGTTTCTTCTGAATCTGTACCAGTTACGGTAAATTTAATTGATATTTTAATATTGTGTATCATAGTTGGATCATCTTCCATGGTAACAATAATTAATTCTGTAATATCTACATATGGTAACCAAAAATTTATTGCATCTGTTATAGTGGTATGTATAAAATCTTTTAAAGCATTTACATTTGGTTCAAATACTATGTTTAATAAATCTGTACCAAAATTTGGTTGTTCATACCGCTCTCCTTTTCTTGTTAATAGTAAACTTTTAACATTAGTAGAAGCTTGATCAAAAGTAGTAAATGTTTTTTTAAATATACCGGGGCTATTGAATGGAAATTTAACTCCTATAGCTCGATTAGGATTTTGTACATTTGTATCTACTTCGATTATATTATATGCCATTATCTATTTTTCTTTTTATCAATTGCTTTCATTAATGCAGAATAATCACGTGTCATAGCATTTGCAATTGCAGTATCTTGTACAGGTATATTTTGTCCTGTTTCTGCATCAATTACACTCGGAGCAGTATTTGATCGTATCGATCGTTGCATTCCAAAATTTTGTGCATTATTTGATGTCATGACAATATCTTCATTCATTAAATTCGCATAATCTGAAGGAGTAGTTGTTTCTTTAGTTACTTCAGTTTGATTTAAAATATTTGCAAATTTATTTTCTTTAAACATATTATGTTTTTTAACTGTTTTAGTATTTTTAACAATTTGTTTTGTTGTTTTCAAATCATTAACAGTTGATTGTAACCCTTCTTGTAAAATTTCAGTTAGTTCTTCTTTTATTACTTCTCTAACAGTTTCTTTTACTACTTTTTTTAAAACTTGTATAAATTTCTTTTGTTCCATAGTTCTTCTCTTTTTTATAAATATTAACTTTAATAATTTACGACGTCTGGCCAACCATTATTATCTTTTGGGCCATATATACCATTTCCGGTGGTATCAATATAATAATCTCCTGACTTTCCTAATTCTGCATCTGGAGGACCTGATCCATTATATGATTGAGCCGGTGCTTCTTGTAATGATGTCAATAAATCTCGTTGCGAATTAACTAATAATTCAATTGATTCAATTCTTGCTGTTATATCATTAATACCAACATTTAATTCTGAATAAAATTCACTTCCCATAGTATTATCATCTAATCTACTTCTTTTACTACCCCAAGCAACTCCTGTACCTGGATCAATTTCTCCATTCCATATCCATATATCTCCATTTGAATCAGTATATGGACTTTTAGGAACAGGTGGTTGTCCAGAAGGACTTCCTAAAGTGCCACTTCCTTGTACTAATAACCATTCTCCTGCAGGTTGTTTTTCCGGAATACTATCAGAAAAATCATAATCATCAATTGCTTTTTGTAAATTTTCATTAGTAACTAAATTTCCGCCATCGCCATTTAAATCATCATCTCCGCATTTAGTATCTAATTTTATAGCAACAGATGCTAAATTACGTAATGTTGCTTCTAAAGATGCAGCCATTGATCCAGGAATAGTTCCTAATTGTTTAACAGCAACAGTAGCATTAGCTAAAACCATATTTTGTACTATTGCTAATTCAGCCATTAATGCTGCTTGTCCTACTATAGGAATTAAAAATATAGATGCTTTTATTGCATTAGCTATAGCTAATAATGTTTTTAATAATTTAATAATTTTTTCTATTAATGGTATAAGCTCCATAACTTTTTCTACCATTTTTTGAATATTTTTAATTCGTGCTAATAAATCTTGTATTGGTGGATAATCACATCCAACATCATCTGGTAACTTAGCTGCTTCAGAAATTGTAGCTTCTATTTCTGATTGTATTTTATTAATAAATACGTTAATTTGATCAACCAGCAATGCAACAGCTTGTGCTGGAAGTGCTGGTATTTTATCTAATGGGAACGAAACTGGCATTTTTATATATCCTTTTTATTTATCAAAATAATGTCTATCACTGTTTAGTTTACCTATATCAGTTAATATACTTATTAATTTTCCTTGTTGTAACGGTGCTGAAGCAATTCCTGCAGGGCCTATTACTCCTGCATTAATAACAGCAACTAAATCATTTAATATCATTTTTAATTTATCTCCTTTAACTAAAGGATGTCCTGCATTTTCAGCTCCTATACGTACTTCTGGCGTACCTAATGTTATTCTATTAGGACTATCTAATATAATAGAGTCTGTTTTAGCTCTTAAAATTATTCTATTCGCATCTCCAATTAACTGAGATGTTCTAAATTTAGAAACTGGTGAAGATTTTGTTGGATTTCTATATAATTTTAAATCAACCAATTGCTGCATAGATGTTAAATAAAAAGAAGATGCATCATCATTAAATGATTCTATAGTAAATTCTTTATTAATTTTATCAGTATGAGCATTTGATATTATTATTATAGGATCTCCATCTGTATTGCCTTGCCATGTTGGTTGTAAACTATATTTTCCATTATTAACAGTACTTCCTAATCTAATACTATTACTAAATCGTCCTTCTATTATAGTATCGCCTTCAAATTGTTGTAATGCAGAAACTTCTTTTTCTTTGAAAGATTCTCCTAATTCACCTTGTACTCCAGTTGCATTAACATTTGATGTTTGAATTTCAGAAATTCCTGGTAATGCATTATGGTTAATATTTGATTGTATACCATATGCAGGAAAATAATACCATTGTCTTCGATATTTATCAACCGTGCTAAATTCGTTAGTTCCTAGGAATACTAATACATGTTCTCCAATTAATGGTATATCCTTTAATCTTTGGTTAGCTGGTTTACATATTAATTCTTGTGTTTTTTCTTCGTCATATGTTCGTACTAATATAGTATAAGATGAATTTATATTATCTATATTATACTCATATGTTTCTAAAACATTATTATCTATTACTTCAGCTAATAAAAAACTAACCAGCATCATTTTTCTCCAATGACTCTTTTACATTGTTAATTTTTTCTTGTAGTTCTTTATCTTCATTTTGAATTTTATCAATTTCATCTGTTAATTCTTCTTCAAATTCAGATTCTGCAATTTTTAATAATTGATTTTTTTCATCATCACTTAATAAAGAATTTTCTCCAGTTATAGTTTGTTGAGTTGATATATAACGTTGAACTATAGCTGTTAATTTTACTAAATGATCATCATTTTTAACAGCAACATCTAAATACTCTTTAATTAATGGAACTATTATAGTAGCATCTGATGCAGTACGTATTAGTGGTTGTAATTGAGATATCAATTGATTAATTTGTCTATCTTTCTTTTTAGAATTATGATAGACATCTGACATTAAGTCAGAAAAACTTTTACCTTTAAATAAATGATCATTAACATCCATAATATGGATTCCTTTTAATATAAATATTAGAAGGGCAAATTCACGAACTCAGTTTGTTCGTATTCTAAAAATTTTGTTGAATATATATGTTTTAAAACTTTTATTACCTTTGTAATATTATTAGTTTCCAATCCAGTACGTTCCCTTATAAATACATATAATGCTTTTTTATTGAATTGCTCAATATTTTCACGATCTTCAAATATATGTAATATAGAATCAGCAACATGAATATCAGTTTGATTAGTAAATATAGAATTTATATTATTATAACAATATTCAACGTATGCATCCATAAAGTATTTTAAAGTTTCTGCCATTTCGGTATTATGCATTTCTGTCATAACATTTCGTTGCTCATCAATATTGATTGGTTCTGATTCTTTTTTTAGTTTTGCATATCCTTTTTGATTTTCAGCAATTAAATAATTAAATGAAGTTCTTGTATAATATGAATATGCTCTTCCTGCATTTGGATTAAACTTATCTAATCTAATAGTTAAATATGTAACTAAATCGGTTTGTAAATCTTTAAAGGATGAATCAATATATTCACACTTCATTTTATTAATAAGATTTTCTGATAACTTCATAAAAGCAGGAAATATAAATCTTCTATATATTTTTTCTTTTAATATTGTATTTTCATATGACCTATTATATGCTGATATAGATCCTTCGGTAATCTTAGTCCAATACCTATTTGACTTCTTCTTTTTTCTTCCCATTAAATTCTTTTTCTAAATTATCAATAACGTCTTTTAACATTGAAAATGTAGTACCGGCTTCATCGTCTTTTTCAAAAGCTCCAAGTCTATCAATTTCTTTCATTGCTTTATATGATTCATTTATTTGAGTATACATGTATTGACTCATATCTTCTAACTCTTTTGTATATTCTTCTAAATCTGAATATACGCCGGCTAAAATATATGCTCTATATATGAAATATACTACAATACCTGATAATAATACAATACATAATATTAATAAAAAATTCATAATTAATCTTCTTTAAAATCACTAAAAATATCCATTATTGATTTATCTATTTCTGGATTTTGTTCTGCTAAATTTTTAATAGCTGTTTTTTTAGTAGCTTTTGATTTTGTTGATACTGGCTTTGGTGAATTATTTTTATATGATCTCCATCTTTCATATTCAATTTGAGATGCCATATGATCTGCATGATGTAATAATAAAGGCAAATTAGTTTTTAATTTAGCTTGTGCCGATCTAGCAATAAAATACGGTTTATTAGCATCATCATATATACCATCATGTATTCTAATAGCTTGAAATTCATTCCAAGACATTTGAACTTGATATTTTTGAAGTAAATATATAGATAAATCTGGTACCATTGTAAATGGAATGTTTTCATTATGTTTATACATTCTTCCCATATTTTTTCTATGCCAATCTGATGTTTCAACTTGATATACTTCTCTTCCTTTTCCTGGAAATCCACATTTCCCTAAATCATGATGCATTGCTGCAAACATCATTTCTTCTTTACTATAACCAGACATATCAGATCCCATACTTTCCCACGAATCATATAATTTATTTACACAATCCATAACTCTAAGTACATGATCAATATATCCTCCTGCAAATGCATTATGATAATGAGCAACTGAAGAAGCAGGCATCATTACGATCCTTTCTTCATAATCATCATACATTTTATTTAATTCATAATTTCTTGTAGGAAATAACTCATTAACTCTTTTTCTATATTCTTCCCAATTGGATTTTATTTTTTCTGCTTCTAACATATTTTTATTTATATTATAATGAATTATTTGGAATATTCCAATATACCTTCTGCCATTTTAAATGTGCATAAAGAGCATATAACAGATAATGAAGTTGATGCAACTTGTACCATATTGTTACAATTTTTACATCTACATTGTAACATTTTTGTTGTTTTTACTTTTTTAATTGATTTTTTCATTTATTTTAATTTTAATATAACATTAACTGTTGAATATAATATTCCTACCAATATTGCAACAGCAAACATTATTTGGTTAGGTATTTCATTTTTAGTTGCTAATATAAATCCACTTAAAAATATTAGTTTTAAAAATAAACTAGCATATATTATAGAATAACCTATATTATTAAATTTTTTAAATATTTTTATTAGTAAATTTGTTAAGGTAACAAGAAATATTGATCCTGTTGCACCATACATAATTGATATTATCATGATTATTTGTTTTTATGTGATATGTTGTCCAGTTGCACGTTTTGGAGGAGATTCTTTTATTTCTTCTTCATAATGCAATCCTTCATTGCCATTCTGACCAATAATATCCATTCTTTTTTCAGCTTCTGCTTCAAGATAATCTTCAGTATCAGAATAAGGAGCTGCTGCAGCATCAGACGGATGTGGAGGCCTAAAAGCTTCTGGGTTACTATTTTTTATAACTTGTTCACCATATATATTTTTCTTAGTTGTCAATGACTTTATATCAAATGCTTTATTGGCAGCAATCAATAATACTATTGCTAAAGGATCGAACACAAATATGAATATCAATATAAACCAATTGACTACTTGATTCATTGGACGTTCTACTAATTCAGAAACATATTTTAAAGGACCAATCTCCGCAGTAACTGTTGAATTTGATTCAATATCTAATATATTTAAATCATATGACGTAATTGAGTCTGTTAATTTTTCAATCTTTATTGAAACATTATTACGTTCTATTTTCATGTCATTTAATTGAGCAGTTAAAACTCTTCTTGTAGAAGATGAAGTAGTTGTAATAATTTGATTTGTTTCTTTATCTCGATATTGTATTTTATTATTAGATAAACCTTTAGTTAATTCTGATATAGAATTAGCTAACATAATTTTTTCATTTGTATAACCATTTAATTGATCTTGAAATCTTTGTTTTTTCATTTCAATTACAGCTATTTGTTTATCCATTATAAATAAATCATTTGCAGTTGTTTGATATGCAGAAGTTAAAAATCCATATATACCTAGTGATGTTATAAACATTAAAATTACAACAGCACTAGTTAAATATGTTTTAAATAAGATATTAAGGTGTTTCCAATATCGATGCAAATAAGTTGCAGTTATTAGTTTAGAAGCTTCTAATGCTCCTGCCATTATGGCAACAGCTATAGCTTGAGCTGAAAATAACTTACTTATTCCAAATACACTATAATATGCAGCACTTACTGCTAATGTTAGTGATGATATTAATACCACATATGGAAATGTTCGTTTCATTCCCTATCGATAAAATATTTTGCAGAGTCTAATTTTCTTAAAGCTTCAGCTAAATTTGTTATTGCTGATCGAGGATCTATTTTTCCTGTTTCGATGCCTCTACCAACTGATTTAATGATTTCATATGTATCAGTTAAATCATCGGTTATTTTTTCTTTGTATTTGAGATTACTCATAACTATTTCTTTCTTACTTTTTAAATGCTAATAAAAATTCTCTAACAGCAAAACCAAATGCTATACCAGAATAAAATACATTTTTGTCTAATAATAATAAAACACCTATACCACCTATAGCAGCAGCTTTAAACCAAGATGAATTTACTATGTCTTTAATTTTTTTCATAATTTACTTTCTTTTATATAAATATTGGTAAAGTTAAATATTGGTATATT